TACGGGCATGGTTCACCTTCCAAAGAGAGCACGCGGGAACAACCACTCGAACACTCACGAAACCGGGAGAGCCGGCTCCTGAGACGGCACGCGGACCTCGTTCGGAACAACCCGCGGCATCGCGGCCGTTGAGCCCGGACGGAGCCTCCGCATCTGGCAAGGACGGTTCAAGTACTTGTGCTTGCTGCCGCCGACCCACCGACAAGCATCCTTCTCCCAATCGGCGTCGACGCCATAGATCGAATAACCCAGCGGGCAGCACTCACGCGCCTGCTCGTAGGTCTGGAACACGGCGCCACGCCCCTCACCGTTCATGCCGCCCCGCTTGGTGCAGCGACCGTTCTTCACAAACTTTGCCTCGGTATTCGCGGTTTCAGCGATGCAATACAACACGCCCGGGATCCTTTGCTAGAGGCCACGCACTACCGCGTCGACAACCGCGTGAGAGAGCTGGCCCTGAGCATTGTACATCCGGACGCGCGGACCGGAGAGATCCTTGTCCACGAGCTCCCACGACCAGCCAGGCCCCATCCCGTTAAACGTCAGATCGACGTGCCGAACCAGCGAGAAGCGGCCAGGCTCGACAGGCAACCGGACGTCGCCGACGCCGAACACGCTGGTGCGCGGCAGAGACGAAGTGTCAAGATCCTGGATCTCGAACGCGATGGTGGGGGCACGCATGAGGACGATCAGATTCGTGATCACGGGCACGGGGACGTCCGGAGTCGGGAGCACCTGAACCCGGACCTTCAAGTACCGCGCGAGCACCGAGATCGACCGCGCCACGGAAATCTCCGTCCAGGCCGAATAGGTGACGCCGTCGGACGACCACGCAACCTCGCACGAAACGACACCCGTGCCGGCATAGATCGCGTCCGGAGAGAAGTTGAGCAGAAAGCCGGCGTCGAGCGCCGTGTGCTCGTACACCACCGGACTCTTGGGAGCGATGATCCACCGAAGGAACTGAGCCCACGTCGGCGAACCGGACGCGTCGAGCCCGTCCCAAGTTGTGTCGTCGTCGGGCTCGAGGAACGACGGAGGGAGAGACTTGTTTGCCAGGTGGCAATTGGTCTTGGTGCCAGGCCACATCAGCAGACCGGCGTCCTCGCTGAACGCGACACCCTCGAGCCGCTCCGGACCGAGCACGCGATCGAGGTACAGCGCGTTGACCGATTCGTTGCCGCTGGTATCAACCATCTTGATCCCGAACGTCCACCCACCCTCGGGCGGAACATTCAGCTCAGCCGGCGTCGACTGCAGCACGTCGCCGTGCAACGTGTCCATCGAGAACCAATCCGTGCCGATGGTTCCGAACTTCACGCGCACGCCGGCGACGTCGGGCGGGACGACGCCGAGCACCCACGAGTACCGCCGCGTCCCGTCAGAGAGCCGCTGAACGTCAAACGACTGAACGTCGGGCGGAGGGAAGGTCTTTCCCACCACCCGGTGCTCCGCGGCAACCCAGCGCGACGTGCTCCCGTTGGCGGCCACGGTTCGGATCCGGATCTGGTACAGAACCCCCTGCTCAACGTCGGTGATTCCGAAGCTGTTGTTGTTGATCGAGACGCGCGCGTGAGTTGTCCAACTCCCCTGATCGCCGGTATCCGGCTTCGGCCGCGTCCGCGCCTCGACGGCCACGGGGAACGGGTGCTTCCCGGAAGGAGCCAGCAGCGTGATCAGGATGCGGTTCTGCAGCGAACCGTCGGCGCCGCGGAACATCACCAGATCGTCCGAACGGATGCTCGTGATCACCGGATCGTCGGGCCGCTCCTCGTAGTTTGGAATCTGGGTTATCCCGGAGTCATACGGGGGAATCACCCCTTGGTCCGCCTGGTGAACGCCGGGAGCGTGATCGATCAGCGTCAAGCGGGCCCCGAGATCGGTGTTGAGCTCCACAGAGAGCACGACCAGCTCACGCGACTCGAGCGTCGGCGGACCGAACATGAACAGATCGCCGACCTCGGGCATGGCCTGCCCGTTGGGGCTCGGCGACACCAGCGTGATCTCGTTGGTGACGCCCTCGACAGTCACGATATCGCGCACCCACGTCGAAGAGTCCGCCAGACGAACGCGGACCCGATAGAGCTGGCCGCCCTCCATCGCAATCTGATTGTCGGTCCGCAACGCCAGCAGATCGCCGGCGTTGTTGCGCACCAGGCCGGTGATGCGTCCGAACGCCTGTCCCCACAGCGGGACGTCGTGCGTAACGAGCACCAGATCCCCGCGCGTGCAGACCAGGTGCTCGATGTCGCATGACAGCTCGAAGATCTCCGGACGCAGGAGAGCAACGGCCAGGTTGTACCGGCCGTGCCGGAACGCCTCGTCCATCGTGGTGCAACCGAACACCTCGAGGTCCTCGATGACCGTCGCCTCAGGCAGCGTGCTGGGATTCCCGAACGCGTCGAGCCCGCGCACCGAGTGCTGGTCGTCGGGAACAATCCGCGTGTTCTGCGCGTAGCCGACCGCGCGATCAAAGAACACCACGCGGAGAGCGTGCGGGAGATTCGGGAACAGCTTTCTCCCGACGAACCCGGAGGAATTCGCCGGCGTGAAATGCTGAACCGGAACCGTCTGCGGAACGTCGCGCACGATCCCGTACTTTCCGTCGCGCACCGCCAGAGAGCCGCGGCCGGCCGCGGCGATGTCCTCGGCACGATCCTGGACCGTGCCCGAGAAGTCGATGACGCCAGAGAACGCGAGCCCCTTGTCCACGCAATCCCGATGGAACGCCTGAAACTCGGACAGATTGAGCGCCGAGTCATCGAGGATCGGGAAATTTGGCGGACCGTTGAGAACACGCCGGCACAAGCTCGCCGGGTTGGTCGTACCACGCTTGACCCACGCCCCCGACGCCTCGTCCCAATCGTCCACGATCGACGTCGTCTCCACCGTGAACGTATCGATTACGCCGTTGAGCTGGTCGCTGGCCTTGATTCGAACGGCAACCTTTGCCATGCCCGGGATTGGGAGCGGATCGCGCGAGTCGATGGTGCGCAGCGCCGTCCAGTACACCTGGTCGATGACGCTCGAGGACGCCGAGTCGGGCGTCGTGCGACGGAGACGGACCTCGTAGGCGATCGAAGGACCGACCTCGGGCACCGCCCAGGAGAGCGTTCGCCGGACAGCCCCGCCGGTGCTCGAGTCCCGCGCGAAGATCGAAGATCGATACCCATCGGTGAGAAACCACGTGTACCGAAGATGCCCCTGGTTCCCGAAGCCCGAAGGGATACCAGAGAACGAACTCTGCGGAATGATCTTAAAGACGCCGTCGATCGGAGTACGCCAGCCGACCGCGAACGCCCCGCCCGTCGCCGAACGGCACTCCACGCGCGCACGGAACGAGTGCCAGCCGCGCGTCAGGAACACCGGCGCTCCGTGATGCGTCCCGGAGTTGAGAGTTGCCTGCGTAACCTCGGTGCCGTGCGACCCGTACCAGCTCGCGACCTCGCGCCCATCGACGTGAACGTCCGCGGCGTCGTTTGAATCGAGAACGAACTGGTACTCGCCCTCGACCTGAGCATAAACAAACCCTTCAACCTTCCACGCGAACGCGCGGGAAGGCAGATACGCCGGCTTGGCGTCCGGATAGGGGACCTGGCTCGCCGACCAGTTTATGTCGTTGTTGTGATCACCCGTCCCGCCCAGCTCGGACTCGGGCGTTCGGAAGAGAAGATCGAGCTGACGGAAGTTTGCCGGCGACGCCCCTCCGTCACCACCACCGTTTACGAGCGACCACGCGACGTCGCCGACCTTCCGGAACTCCACCGCGATCTCGACCGACCGCGGGATCTTCGACCCATCGGGCAGGAACTCGGCGAGCCCGTTGGGGAACGTCACGTCGACGGACAGCTCGCTGGCGCCCAGGCCCGACGTCCGCGCGACCCACGAGCCCGCGGCCGTGAGCAGCAGAGAGAGATCCTCCTGGGACACGACGCCGGGATACAGAGACAGCGGAGCGTCGTCCATGCAACCGGGCCGGAACTCGTACTCGACCCCCTCGTACGTTGAGAGCAGCGAATCCCCGATCTTGGGATCCGCGATCGCCAGCGGGCCCTCACCGAGACAGAGGACGAACCGCAAGTAGATCGAATCCCCCTGGACCTCGGTGTACGGCTTGGCGCCGTAGGGGGGAGCCCACCGATAGGTCCCCAGCGCGACCGGGACGACGCCGTACGGGGCGATCGAATTCCGCCCGTTGCTGATGGTGGGCGAAACCGAGTCCGCCGCCGCGGACCCGCCCGCCAGGGAGATCCTGGGCGGAGGGACCCGGATAAGAGCGTTGACCGCCAGCGTGCCGGCGATACCCACCACGGCCGTCGTCGCCGCGCCCCACCCGGCCCCCAACCCGAGCCCGCCCGCGGCCGCCGGACCGGCAACAACGCCGCCCGCGTACGCCGCGATGGCGATGACCACGATTGTCGCCACGAGCCGAAGAGCGGTCTTGCCGCCCCCCTGCCCAGCGGGCAATGCCGCCACGGTGACGAGCCGGCCGGCCTTGGGACGTACGTGCCGCCACCGCTCCCGAGGAACCTCGCGGCCGCCAACGTGGACGATCAGGTACGGACCCGGAGAAACGCCGGCCGCCTCGAGCATCTCCTCGATGGTGAGCCCGGCCGGGAGCTGGCAATCGACCACGTCCGGACGCAGGAACGCCGGACGGCCGCGGAGGGTCACCGGGCCGGTGTACCGCCAGAAACCGTTGACCCGGCTGTTCCACATCACCGAGTCCAGCCGCTCGAGGCACGACCGAGAGCCCGCCTGCGCATGCAGGAACCGATCCCGGGACACCACCACGCCGACGTGCCCGTGCCGGCCGGCGATGTTGAAGCTCACGACGTCACCCAGAGACACCAGGCCCGACGCGGAACCCGTCGGAACCCCGACCGGAGTCCAGGCCGGCGCCGTGTTTGCCGGATCCACCTGCGACCGGATGACACGCTCGACGTCGTCGGCGTCGCCGGACGCCAGATAGCCATCCTCGAGCGATGGAAGAAAGATCCCCAACCGCTCCGAATAGACCATCCGCACCAGGCCCCAGCAGTCCGAACCGTCGCGATCACGCCCGCGATCTTTGAACGGGATCCCGATGTAGCCGGCAACCCACGCAGGAACGGTGTCGGTGAGACGTTGCATGGGATGACTCTAGAAGAGCCCAGGCGCGACGGAAGGATCGAACACCCGAGGCGGGTACTTCTTGTTGCGTATGTCCTGGACCACGAGCGTTCCGGAGACGGTCATCGCGTCATACGTCGTGTCGCGGAGCGTGAACGAGAGCGGGCCGGCCTCGATGACCGACGGAGAGCTCGCCATCGCCAGGAATACCTCCACCTCGATGGGAGGACCGCTCGCCCGCCTAAGCGCGGCCACGATCTCCCGATCGACGTTGCAGATCTCGAGCTGGCCCCGCGGCGTCGTATCGCGCGAGTCCGACGCCAGCGTGATCTGGAAAGGGAACCGAAGGTAGACGTCCGTCCCGACCGTGTGGTCAACGCCGTCGTTGACCACACGGATCGGAGACGCCAGGCTTGGATGCCTGAGCGTCAGGAACAGCAGAAAGCACTCGCCGGTTTCCCGCGCGTTGACCGCCCGACGGAACGCTGTAGAGACGGGCCGCGGCACGCCTACTCCTCAACGAGCATCGACGCATACGACGCGATGTCGGTCCCGGACGTCACGCGGATCTCGAGCGACTCGGCCGGGTTGAGCACGATCTCACGGTCGTAGGTGAAGAAGTTCTGCTTGTGGCAGAGGCTCGAGTAAATGACCGTTCCGCCCGTCGGGTTTCCACCGCCGTAGTCCTTGGTTGCCGAACCGAGCACGGACCCGGTGTGCCCGTCGACCTTCAGCACGCTCGCCGAAGAGCTGCCAGACCCGGTCGCGGCCGTTGAACCCTTCACCAGCTCCACGAGCACCTTCGGATCGGTGGGGGTGATCCCGTTGGGATCCCAGCGCACCTTCTTGACGCGAGCGCCGGCGTTCGCGTGCGCGCGATACTGCAACACCGTCTTGACGGACGTTCCAGTGTTGACCGACCCAGAAATCACATTGACATTCAGACCCGCCATGACCGTACCCCTTTGTGAAAGAACGCCGCACCACGCGGCGCGCACTACCTCGCCACGTCCGCCTCGCCGGCACCCTCCGACCCGTCCTGCTGAAAGCCGCGCCCGGTATCCTCAAAGAGAAGCACCGCGTCATCCGCCAACGTTTCAGACCCGGACCCAGATTGCTGAGCCTCGCCCTCGATCAGCCATGGGTAGTAGTTCCCAGGCGGAACCGCGGCGCCGAACATCTCCACCGGGAGCATCCCGTCCTCATCGGACGCGGGCTCGGGCCGGCCGCCGGCACTCTCGTCGCCGTCGTAGAACCCGTTGAACACGGACGGCGGAGGATCCCCGCCGCTGGTGTCGGAATTCGCCGGCGGAACCTTCTCGAGCGTGAACGTTTCGGTTTCCCAATACTCCGTTCCATCTCCGTGCGGCGCCAGCGGCCGGAGCTCGGGCTCGCCGGTGAAGCGGAACGTTGCCGGAGTATCAAGCTCCTGGTCGGTCCACTCGAACGACAGCGCACCGCCCTGCGTCACGTTGTCGAAGAAGTCGCGGAACACCGCCACCTGAGTACGAGTGAACTTGAACGCGACGTCGTGCATCTCCGGAGCGGCCGTGTAGCGACGCCGGACCTTTGCGACGCCGGCGTCAACGCTGCTGCGGATCGCAGTCTTTGCCAGGCGCTTTCGGAACGCCACGAGCGTCGAGTTTGCGGGCAACGCCGGCGGCCAGACAATGTCAGCCATGCTCCAGGTTCCCGCAATCGGCGGCGCGGGGTTGCCAGAGTGTAGTCGCCGTTTGCGGCCCAACGGCCATAGCAGAGCTACACGACAAGGCGCAAAGAAAATCCACCGGGCTTCCGAACCCGGGGGATCTTGATCAGTCATCACTCTGGTGGTTGCATTGACCAGAGCCGACGGACCCGGCTAAACCAGCTTGGTGTACATGTGAGAGATCGACGCCGAGAAGCTTCGGTGGACCTGGGTGACGCTTCCATCCTCCTCATGCCGCCCAGACCCGTGCCCGGCCGCGGTCAAGTGAATGAGGGGCAACGCGGCCTCGTCCTTTTCGCTGAAATTTTGTCCGACCAGGCCGGCGAGGTGCGGCTTGGCAGCGTCGAACTCGATCTTGGTTTGCCCAGAAAGACCATCGCCGAAAGTGTCGAGGTGCGCGATTACGGCCTTTGGCTTTCCAATCACGCTGATATTCCAACTCATACGACCTCCTTGATGCGGCGGACGCGATCGCCGCGCACGCCATGTATGCCAGAGAACAGATGATCACGCTCGTACTCCTGCCTGATGGTTCGGAGTGAGAACACGACGCCGGGGGACGGGATCACGGAAGATCGAAGCTGAGCGAGAAGTCCGCATCGATCCGCCGGAACTTCTGCCCACCGGAATCGGTGATGTTGGTAAAAGTCACGTCGCCGCCGTTCGGGCTCGTCTCGACCACGAGCCCGCCGAACGACAGGAAACGGACGTCGTCGCTTCCAGAACCGTAACAGCCGGGGGACGCCCGGACCTCATCGAGAGAGAGCGTGTCGAGCTCGGTCTGGGTTTCGCGCGTGATCGTGCTTGTGACTTTCATGGGACGGGCTCCTGAGAGAGAAGGGAACGCCGGCGAACGCCGCCGGACTCGACGATCGTACACCCGGACCACGACCCGGAACACGATCGGACCGAGAGTTCGGATGAATGAGAAGAAGCTCACGGGCTCCCGCCGAATCCAGACGTCTCACCAGTGAGACCCCAGCAGTCTCACCCGTGACACTACAACGGCCTTAGGACCCCCGCCGGGAGACGCCGAACGCAGACCCCAAGGTGCGATCGAACGACCCGTCGGCAACGCCCTGGTTCACCGCGTCGACGATCAGAACCTGCACGCGACGCCGACCATCGGACCCGGTGGACTCGGTCACCCTCGGACGCTCGCCCGAGGACCGCTGGTCGATGATGTTAATCTCGACGCCGCCCCCGCCCATTGCGTAGACGCCCAGCCCGTGCGGAGTCGGCGCCAGCGGGAGAACCCCCTCCTTGCCCCGCTCGCCGATCTCGCCGGTGCCCCCGCCGGCCATCGGGAAATACGTCGGCGTCGAGGCAATGAAGCCGGCCGCGAACGCCGTGAGACGGCCGCCGCCCCAGATCCCGCCCCGCGCGGCAGAGACGTCAGACACGCCGTAGCCTCCGGCCGTGTTCTGACCCACACCCGTCGGGCCCGGATCCGTGCGGCCGCCCAGGAGAGCGGAGAACCCGATCCCCACCTGCCGGAGGATCGGCTCGAAGAAGAGCACCTTCAGCGCCATCGACTCGAGCATCTTTCCGAAAGAGATCGCGATCTCAGAAAAGCTGAGCTTGGCGCCGAACGTCGCCTCGGTGAACGCGTCGGACAGATTCGACGCGAACCCGTAGATCCCCTTCGAAGCATCCGCGGCGAAGGTGCGCACCCGCGTCGTCAGCTCGCTCACCTGCTCGGACGCCGTCCGCGCCTTCTTGGGATCGGTGACGATGTTCCCGACCTCGTGAGCCTTCAAGAGATCCGCGGCCCCGGTCAACGCGTTGAACGAATACCCCAGGTCCTCAATGTCCGCGGAGAGCATCTTGACGTATTGATCCCACCGCGTCCCGTACTCCGGATCGATCTGGCCGATCTTCTCCTGGAGCTTCTCCGCCATCGACCTCGCGTCCTTCGCCCCAAAGGGATTCGCAAAGTCGAACGCCAGGGAGATCCGTGCACCCGCGTAGGTGCTGAGCGTGTCGATGGCGAACATGCCGCCCTTGACGATCGAGTCGTACAGCGTTTTCTTGATGGCGATTCCGAGCGTTGCCAGATTGTCGCGGGCCGCCTGGCCGACCTCGCCGTTCTCAAATATCCGAAGCGTGTTCTGCACCATCTCGGGGACGGCCGCGAGAGCACCGGCCGCCCGGTTTGCCATGTCCGTCAGGAACGGAGCCACCTTGGTCATGACCTGCACGCGCAGACCAAGCCAGGCCGCCCCGATGCGGCCGACCGCGTCGTTGTACGCCGTCAGCTTCGTGACCTGATCGTCTGTGAAGATGTTCCCCAAACGCCGCGCCCGCTCCGTTTGCTCGGTCAGGTTCTGCATGAAAGAACCGGAGTCCTTCAGCAGCGAAAGAAACGCCTCGCCGCCGGCACGCCCGAAGATCTTCTCCGTGAGCGCCAACTGCTCACCCGGGTTGGTGACGGACTCGACGCCGGCCGCGATCTCGGGCAGGAGCTCGGCGATGTCGCGGAGCTTGCCGGCCTCGTCGCGGAGCGCCACGTTGTAAGCGCCCAGCCGGAGCACGTTGTCCCCGCCGGCGGCCATGATCGCCACGTTCTTTCCGGCCTTGCCGGCGGCCTTGGCGAGAGTCTCAAACTCGACGCCGGCCTCATCGGCCGCGAACCGGAGCGCGGACAGGAACTCGACGCCGATTCCCAGACGCTTGCCGGCCTTCCCCAGCCGGTCGACGGTTTCAGCTGCGTCGTCCAGCGAGTGAACGAGCTTCCCGGTCGCGACGGCCGCGGCCGCGGCGACGATGGCGCCACGCACGAAAGAGAAACCCTTCGCCATGGAGGAGGTTCGCTTGTCGGTCTCCTTCTGCGTCTTTTCGCCGGCACGGTTGAACTCGTCCAGCTTCTTCCCGGCGGATTGGAACGCGGCCGTGTAGGCGGCCAGGTTCGCGGAGAGCACCAACTCCATCTTGCCGAGATTCATTCTGTGGGCTCCTCAAACCCGGGCAGACGCTTAGGGACCTGCACGCCCCCACCGACGAGCCCGGACAAAGCCATGAACATTTGCTCGGGGGTCTGCTTGCGCGGACGATCCGGAGCCAGCGAATCGAACCAATCCTCGGGATGCCACGTCCGCCCGGGATTCTTGGCGTTGCGCATCCAGTTCCGCCAGAGAGAGAGCAGCAGCCCGACGCGGAAATCCTCACGCTGGACGCCCTGGAACCAAACCTCGAAAAGCCGGCGGACCTCGGACGGGCCCAGAGCACGCGACTCCGCGGCCGACATCCTCAGCTCGACGCGGGCCCAGTCTCGGAGATACCGAGCTGGGCGGGAGCTTTTTTTACGGCTTTGCCCTCACCCATCAGCTGCAGCACGGCCAGCATGAAGCACTCCATCAGCGCCACGGCAACCCGCTTGTGGACAAAGGGGGCGACCTCGAGGCGGAACACCTCGTCGGTCACCCCCAGACACGCACGCATAAACCGATTCAGCCAGACGATGTTCGTCGCGTTGATAGAACGCATGACCGCGGCCGCGTCCGGCCGCTCCTCACCCTCGGCCGGCTGCGGAATGATCTTCAGCAGCTCCTGGAAGATCTCGAAGACGTTCTTCCCCATCGCGGTCTCGACGGCCTCGAGCACACCGAGATCGAAACGAACGACACGCTGTCGAAAACACCGGACGCCGGCCGCCAGGAACGAGAGCTTGAGCGTCGCGCTTGGCACCGACTCAGGATCAAGATCCTGCGCGACTACGGGCCCGAGCACGCCGGGATAGGGCTCGACGGACAGATCAGACGACGTCTGGGCTTCGGACACAACGCCTCCAGGATCAAGCAACGCCGGCACGGACTACACCGATCACGAGTCCGCAACGATAGACCACTCCCCGGTGGGCGTGATCGTCACGACGTTCTTGGCCGTCCCGTCCTTGGGCGTTTCCTGGCCCACGTTGGTGACGTAGCCGGCGCCTTGGAACCTCTTCCCGAACGCCGGGATGGCGAACTGGAAGTTGCAGCGCCGCCGCGCCTTCTGCGCCGTCACGAGCATCGCCTGCGTCGCATCGAGGAGCATGTTTGTGGTGACCTGGCCCTCGCCGATCGACTTGAGCGTCGGGATCGATTCCATATACCCGTTGTCGCTCTTCATGTGCGTCGCATCGGAGACGTTGAGCTTCATATCAAAGCCCGAGATCCCCTCAACCTCCGCGATCTCGGTGAACGTCTCCGTCGGCGTAGCGCCGTCGCCGATCCGAAATACAGTCCCGAACGCGTTCTTTGCCTGAGTTGCTGCCATGTTTGAACCTCCTTGTTCACGAAAAGAATGAGCAAACTACGACGTCGCGTAGTTTGCGGCGACGCGATAGTCGGCCGTTCTGGAATACACCGCGAGATCGTCCTCGTACCCGTCCTGCGGGCCGGGATCCTCAAGCACGATGGAATTGATGTTGACGCCGGCGAACATTCCGCGGAACCCGCCGATCTTCCGGTCGATCGCCTCAAAGGCGGCCTTGGTGCCCTCGTACGTCTTGCCGTAGACGTCCAGCTGGAAGCGCGTATAGGAGAGCCCGGAGGGACCCTTCATGGAGTACACCCGCGGATCAGAGATCACGGTGTACACCACCGCCGGCAAGGTCGGCTTCTGTGGGAGCTGGATCGGATAGAGGCGCGAGCCGATCAGCCCGGACACAACCGGATCGGACACGATCAGCGCGCGGAATGCCTCCTCGACGTACATCACTTCCCCTTCTTGGAGCGGGCAGATAGCGCCTTGGCGAACTCCGCCTGGATCACCTCAGCGAACCTCGCCTTTGCCGCATCGATCTTGGACTCGAACGCCGGACGCAGGAACGGCTTGGGCCGCGCACCGGGGTGCTGCTTGCCGCCGGCGCCGAGGTAGTGCGCACGAGTCCCGAACTCCACCATGTGCGCATAGTTCCGCGGATAGATGTTCCCGGCGATCGACGCGGTCGAGGACGATCCAAGGTGCTTGAGCCGCATCTTGCCGGCCTTGTTCGCCCGCATCCCGAACACCTTGTTGACGATCCGAACGCGGGCGGCCGGGTTCTGCCCAGACTTGGCCTTGTCGGTGGAAGCCACGATCGACTTCCGGAGAGCGCCGGTGCGGATCGGCACGCGA